CCATCTGAATTATACTCATTTAAATCGAATCCAAATTTAGACATTTTATTTCCTTTATTAAAGTTTGATAGGGATATATTTTGCGATTTCTTCAATGTTCATTTCGAACGCATCAGGGCACGCATAACGGTTTTTTGCAACATACGCTGGGTTTTCTACAACATGAAGCAACCGTTCCCCAGTCGTGATTCCACGGTTGACTGTGTTATTAAAGCCTACATCTGATTTCTTAACAATAACTTTGAAACCAGCATAAGCAATAACATCACACCATTCTTGAAGCAAAGCATTACAACGGTTCGGCAACTTTGGTGAGAAACGATCGTAAGGCTCAGTAAGAGGGTTTTCGTAACGCACTACGTTAGCATGAGCAAGCAAAATAATATTCATGCTCTTTTTACGACGTAATGCATCTAGTCCTTGAAGTATTTCTCTAAAAGACTCTGCGACAAATACTTGACCTTTGCCGTAACCTAAGTCTTTTGCGTCATGAGAGCTCTCAATATCTTTTGTGATAAGAGGTTCAACTAACCAATCAACTGAATCAATAACTAATGTTTTGTACTCATGTTCTTCTTTTAATAAAACTTTGATAGCATCAACTACATCATTTATCTCTCCAGCACGTTGAAAAGAAGTAACATCAAGAGAGTCTAATCCATCTTCTGTGTTAATAAAAATAGGATCAGGAAACTGTGATGCGATTGTTGATTTTCCTATTCCGTGATTCCCATAAATACAAATACGTGGTGGGAGTTCTTGCTTACCTACTACTAGGTTGTCTTTGAATGACATTTTATTTCCTTTATTAAATTGATAAATTAAATTCTTCGTATCTATAACTTCTGGCGTCCCATTGTAAAAACTTAATTTCATGACTTGGGTTCATTTGTACTATTACTGCTGATGCAATACAACTTAATTTTGGATCACCAATTAAACATAAATAATCTCCTTCTCGATATGCTGATAAAACATCTCTAGCATGATTAACTAAATCAATATCTTTATCAACATAAGAGTAAATGTGCTCTGGCTCACCAAATCTTATAACGTCTTTGATTGTTTTGTTTAGAGAATTATCAACAACCCATACTACGGGTCTTTTTTGATCAGACATTTTTTCCTTTCTTGCGGTTATAAAAATCGGCTAGCACCGATATCCTTTATTACTTTTAGTATTTCGTTTTCATACCAATCATAATCTAAATCTTCAGGAATATCAACAGGTAATTTCATACATTCACGTGCGCCTGAAGACTTGGCTACCTTGTTTCCGTTACTAGCATATGTTATTGGTGGCAATTGCTCTTTGGTCTGATACCATCTTACAACTTTACCTAAATATTTATCGCCTTGTACACCTCCTCCTGTTACTTTTCTTACGGTTATAAAATTTTCTATATTTCCTTTTCTTAATGTCTCATTAAATGGCGTCCCATTCGCCAACCATTCACCCACTGCCCTAGAAACGATTGGCGCTGTTGGGTTTTTACTTAACGTCGGCGCTGAATAAATACCTTTTACTTTTACACTGCGGTCAACTTTCACAGCGAAATAATTATTAACATCTTTCAACGCCACACATCTGTAAGGAGTTGCTTCAAAAATAAACTTTGTTACTTCGCTTGTATGATTGATTACCGCATTAACAACATGCTGATCAATCCTTCTGTAATAAAGCATAATTCCATCTGTATTCGCAGAGATAACTTCTATATTGTGTCGTGTTAATTGTTCAATCACATTAAGAAGAAGTAACTGCCCTGTCAATGTGATATTGATCATAACATCAGGGGAGTAGAGGGGTGAGTAACAGTTTGCTGTCTTACCAAATGTGCCGTTAAGCGCAATACGTAATGAGTCAGCAATCACCATATTCTTTTCCCTCTTTGCTTCAAGACGCCTATTAAATAAAGTTCTATATTCTTCTAAAAACTTCTCCCCTGTATTCATAGGTACAAGATTACAATTAAGCATAATAGCGGGATAATAAGAAGCCACATCATAATCCATAATACACCAGTTATCGTCAGAAACATAACAATCCTTTTTATCATGTTGCGAATGCAACCCGCCAACACCCATCTGATAAATACCGTCACCAACCCTAACCAGATCATCCTTTAAGAATGCGGGAAGCTCAACGTGCCCACTTGGCTTTTTAACAATAAAGAGATGCTCTTCTATGCGTTCTGCAAGCTGAATAAGCTCATCCGAGTAAAACTTAATAAAACTTGGCATTTTATATCTTACGTAGGCAGGTATTCCAATTTGCTTACGTTTTATATCAAGACGTTTTAAAAACATTTGCTCAGCTACTTGTGAGTCTGATTTGCTTCGGCAATCAACTTGATACTCTTTGCTTATTTCAACTCGCAATTTTATTTGACCTTCTAAACGCCTATAAAGCTCGGCTGTTGTTTTTACATCATTAAAACAATATTCTTGTAACTTCGGCTTCTGTTCATCAGTTATAATGGCAGTGTGGTGATACGGAAGATCCTGAACCGTAGGCATATTCATTCTAGCCCCGTATGTTTTTAAGCTGACGAACGACGGAGCAACTTCTATCAAATCGATATGATCAATTTTAGGAATGCGGAATCCGTATTTGCGTTCAGCTTCCCAAGGCATTAAGTTTCCTTCGATTATTTCATCACCTAAGTCTTTTAGCTCTTCACTTGTTTTACCTGTTAGATAATAACCAATAATCGGCATATCATATTTAATACCGTTGAAGCTAATAAAACAATTAGAAGAATCAAACAAACTACGAATGTTTTCTTCGGCGACATTGTCCCCTCCCCATATGGCGAAATATTCATTGTCTTCAAGAACGAGTCCGCACAACAAAAACACATTCTTATAGACTTCTGTATCAAATATTATTGTTTTCATCTGTCTTGATTTACATAATATCCAGTAGGCTCAGAACATTCTTCATCTTCTTTCTTCCGCTCGATTTCAATATACTTTTCAAGAAAATGCGAAGCCTTCTCCAAATCTGTAAGTCCATTTTTCTTTCTCCATCTAGTTACATACTTTGTTATTTGGGCTTGAAAATAATCTAAGTCATTCGCAACAACATAATCCCAATGTTGTATTTTAGATTTGTAATGTGTTCCTGCTACTTGTTTATCATTTGCTGACATCATCTCTCCTGTTCATAAATTCTTTAACTGCCATGCGCCAATCTTGTGCTTTTATTTCAGGCAAATGTTCAACGCCAGAGCTTATTTTGTGCATTCTTTTGAAACCTATCTTGGCCATCGGTATTGCAACCTCAGGGAAAAAGCTGTGTTCATATTTCATGTTTAATGGGTTCATTGGTTCATTACAAAAGAGTTCGCATTCATTCAGGAAAGTTTTCCATGAACCCTCATAAAGATTGCGTGGCTTAACTAAGTTGGCGCTGTAATAATCATAGTCTTCGCAAGGTGGAGGATACTGAATATACTTAGACGCATCATACAAATCTTTATAAATGTGCAGATTAGTACTGATTGTTCTGTAAACCCCGCAACGCAAACCCAAAGCAATCGCAACAAACTCTTGAATCATTGTGAAATGAACAATGTTAGCACCAATGTAACCGTACCAGAAATCATTTGATCGATTGAAAACTGTTAAATCTAATCTGCCGTTTTTAACCTGAAAAACCATTTGTGTATTACAAGCACGGTCTAGGGTGTCACGTAATAAATCCTGCGGATCCCAGAGCTGAATAACTGCTTGACGAGATTCAGGATTTAATTCTAAATGCATAATCACTGCTTCAAGCTGATCTATTTCGAACTGATGACGCATACGATATCCGTATGGCGCATTAAATATTTTACCGTCATCACTATATTGTTTCATGCGGGAATTAAACTGATCAAGAAAAGCAACATCACGACGACCAGCAAGTATCCAAACACTTTCCATTAAATGGAATATAGGATTGCAATCACGTTGCTTTGAAAATAAAACTCGTTCTGTTGGTATTATGACGGTTGTCAGAACAGGTTCATTAATCATAATTGCATCACCATTGCGTGTCTTTGTATCTACCCCAGAAGTTTTAAATTTCCAGAGTGTTTCTTGAAACAAATGATTTACATTTACTGCGGTAATTTCCATTAAAACTCCTTAGTTGGTTTGTAAATTTGTTTAGGTGTGCCTAAACCATCTTTGACTTTCATATACTTGCTAAACTCACAAAAAATATTTTGTATGTCATGCAAGGTTAAATCCTCATACTTCACTGCTTCTTTTAAAATACACTGCCGTGCTTCAATTAACTCTTTTAAAAACTGTTCTTCAGATATCTTTTTAACTGCTGGTCTGTTATGTAATCTATTCAAACCTTTTAAAGATCCTGGACCCATTGGAGCCCACGTAAATAAATCGTGCGCATGATTTAACTCCCCCATTATATAAGTTAGGTCAGCTGTGACTTGCCCTGCCATAAATGTTGAAAGCCCGTAGCCTTGTGATAACGCTTTTGTGGTTAGTTCTATCAAATCCCATTCTATTCCACTGCGTACTTTATCAGCTATTTCAACTGTCGGTGCAAGTATGTATTTTACAATATTTTCGCATTTAGAACCTCGTTTGTGTGTCGGGTAAACAACATACGCAGCATTAAAAATTTTAATTTTTCTTGCTTCAAGTATTTGCAAGTAATCGATCATACGCTCAATTTCTAACTCCTCAACCCGATGCGGGATTAAGTCATTTTTCATTAAATATTCAAGAGTGGGTGGCCAATTAAATATACGAGCAATAAGTGCTTTAAACCAAACATCACCAATATTATTCGTATAGTAAAACTGTAATAGCCATTTTGAAACTCGATCATCACGTCTCCGAATATTGCAAAATCTATATTTTTGTAAAATTGGATCGTGAGTCATGGGGACTCCCAATTCTTTTGTTATACGCAGTATTTCCCTGTCAATCACGAACTGTATTAAATCTGAATAATCACATTGCGTCGTAGTCACGAAAGATCTCCAAAGTTTTATTGAATGCGTCAGTATGATCTATCGTGCGCACAGGGATACCAATGTTGTGCATATTGATACATGTGCGGTGCGCTCCACTGTGTTTGCTGATTGTGTTATCAGGGTTGAATGGGCGCAAATCACCACGTGCGATTCTTCTCTTTTGAACACGGTCAAGGCAAACGTCCAGAGGGGTATCAATATAACCAAGAACATATGCATTGGTTTCTTTGAGCATGGTTGTTGTGATTGCCTTTGGTCCTGCGTGCGCAAGTAAAAGCCCTTCAATTAACACATGACCTCCGTAACCACGAGCTTCAAGAGCTCTATCAGCAATTTCTTTTTGCGTATTAATCCCGTCGCAACCACCGCACGTTGTTTCATAAGAGCCGATAACATAAAGAGGAGATGATATCTTTTCTGAAGACAAGTTTATTTCATATCCCCAAATCTTTTTACCCGCACTGACGATTGGGTTATGCGGGTACTTATCTATAAATGTGCGTGCGATGGTCGTCTTGCCTGAACCACTTGTTCCTCGTAAACTTAAGATTATGTTCATATTTTTTCCAGAATCCAATTTGCTCTAAATGGTCTGCCTGTCTCAGCAAACATACTTGCCTTTTCTGCTTCAGGCATGCGCTCTTTCTCGCATTCTTCACGTAACCATTCAGGTAAGTTTTTCCTGCGTATCTCTTTAAAAACAGAGGTGAGTTTTGCGAAGCCCCGCTTATCATACCATTCAATACGCTTCCACGCCATGTCGGCATATACTCCTGGATAACGTCTTGAAAAGAAACCATTCTTAAATTGACACAAACATGATTCAAGAGTAAACTTGCTGATATGCGGGTGATAACCATATTCATCTTGAAACTCTTTTAAAAAACTTGCTGCTTCTAATTCTAATGCTTCACCTGTTGCTTTTAAATCAATATACTTTCCGTCATGTGAATCTGGCTGTCGCTTGTCATAAACAAACCGATCAGCACCCAACAAAAAGAACATACCGTTGCGATGCGAACGAGACCCATCAAAGTCCTCGAACATGAGAGTTGAACAGTCAGCCCCATAACCAAAAATTTTGACGTACTCTAGGTACGAGAACGCAGATAACCGACCAAAATGTTTTATGCTGAATGCTTTTTCCCAGAGTTCTTCATAGGTTTTCTTTTTTGACCATAATGCCCGTTGATCACCTGCTTCTTTTACAAGCTCCGCATAAGACTTTAAACCTTTGAAAGTATCTTTCTTTTGTTTGTTACGATCAGTATCGTAGCTTAACGTATCCCATTGCTCATTGAAACGCTTTTCCGCCATGACCCATTCGACGTCACTTTGCGGGATCGCAGGCATGAATTCAAGTAAGCGCATAGACGTGATTGGGTTTTGTGTGTGACCATTCAATGTCGCAAACCACAAGGCAGTTTCGTCATCCCAGCTGTAATGCTTTTTAAGTTCGGGCATGTATAAATAAACAAGACCAGGATGAACCTTAAACACAAGATTTAAATTGTAAAGGGACTTAAAATATTCCCTTCTGTTTTCTGGTCGTCTATAATCTATCATCAAATTGCCCCGCAAATAAAGAAGTATATTCATTAACAGCTTGTATGGTCGCAAGCTTCTCTTGATGCTCGTATGTTAAAACTTGTAAGAATGACGTTATTTTATCTCCGTCTTTTAAAAAAGTCTCGTTAAACTCCTCTTTGAATCTCTTAGTTACAACAACATTTTTTAATGCGTCGATTAAATTGTCCCATGTGTAAACTTGCCATTGATCAATTATTTCGTTTACTCGTGGCTGAATAACAGATTCAATATCTGTAACGGGTTTTGTATTAAAAATGTTGACGCCGTCTTCCGTATAAGTCATAGATTCCTCGCTATAAAATTAAAGCCCCAAAACGCAAGCCAGATTAAAAATATAAATAAAATTACCCAAGACAAAATTTCACTCGTCTTAGGCACATCAATGTAAGGGTTATTGCGTTTGAACTTCTTTAACATATAAACCTTTCGAGTGTAAAAAACTGTTGCGGTTAATTAAAAACCACCACGGAGCATAATCTTCAGAACCAGTCCAAACCATTTTCATACTAGTGGACTTGCTTGCGTAATACTTTTGATAAGCGTCAACAACGTCATCAGATTTAAACTCATCAGGCATACATTGCGGAGGATCAACCCATCTCATTGTTTTTAACTCAGGAGGAGGCAACATTAATTCGGTATCAAGGATATGTTGACTCGCATGTGTTTTACGGAAACGATTGCGGTACTCTTGAGCGAGGTTCTTAGCAAGCTCAGCAACATACATGTAATGCGTCTTGGAGGAACGAACCCAAACTGCGCAGGGATGATTTTTATGAGTAGGTAAGTAAGTCACCTTATCACCGTTGCCGTGCTCGTGGTGTGCGGTAGATAAGAGTTGGCACGCTTCAAGTAACATTTTGCCGACGTGAATATCAGCATGAGACTGAGCAGCGATAATTGCACTACGATGGAGAAAAAATACATTCATACGTTATTTCCTTTATTAAATTATTGAAATTAAAGTTTGCCTGAAGTAATTTTAAAAAACAACCACCTCAGGCAAATATTTTTACAAATACTCTTCAGCCATTGCCCAAAGGTTTACGTTGGTGCGGAAGACTGGACCCATACTCTTTAAACCCTGCGTACGGATCTTACGACCTTCAGCAGACACACCTTCAAGACCACCCTTCATAATGTTTTCTTGAATACGGTTAAATACTCTCCAGAGGTCATTACCGACATCTTCACTACGACGTGGGCGCAACACTTGCTCAATGTCAACATTCATCCCACGCATATCAATTGCACGTTGCGCAAATTGTTTTTGGTCAATTGGCGAAATGATTTTATTCATAAACAACTCTGTGCGTCTTGCTGACTCACGAGCAGACTCAATCACTTTCATAGATTCAGCAATAACAATCTCTGGTGTTACGTTGACGTGGCGAATGCGTGCTGAATGTGCGGTTGAAGACTTAACAATAAGACCATTTGCGCAAATCATTCTGTAAACACCGCACTCCATACGCAGAGTTGTTGAACCATCATGAGAGTTGATTACAACGATTTCTGGAATAGAACCATTTACAGAATCCATCAATGAACGATGGCGCATACGGAGCAAATGCTTTACAACACGTGGGTCACGTTTGCGTGGCTTGAGGTTGAATGTTTGAGTAACAAGAAAACCATTATCACGCATAGTGTTTACGATGTCTTTTGTATCGATGAGCTGATACTTTTCAGACAACTGTTCGTATTTTACTGCTGAGGATACTGCTTCTGGGAATGTTAAAACTTCAGTCATGTTATTTCCTTTATTAATGGGTTGATTTGAACTACTGATTAAACTTTAAACCAGTTTGATAAAAAAGTCAAGGATTTCTTTTGCATAATTGTAACCAACATATGCACAAGCTGAATATAAAGCAATATCAGCGAGTAAGAAATATGGAAAATAATTCTTGGTGATAAACTTACGCATGTTGATA